CGCGCAGCTCGGACAGGACGTCCGAAGTTCGTCCGCTCGTTTGATCACGTGCGGCGTTATAGGATTCACGGAACGCTGCTATATGCGTTGGTTCCTCGTAGTCGTCGAAGTCAGGGACCGCGACGCAGTAGCACTTGTCGTGTGCGTTGAAATCGCCTCGGTCGCGAGACGTGTACACGGGCCCACGAGTTGCCAGCATGAGACAGAACGCGCAGCCCGTGCCGCGCGCGTCGCGCGACCATCGGCCGGTTGCTTGCTTGTCTGTGTCAGCGTTAAGGATTACGGTGTCTCGGGCTTGGTCAGCGATGAGTCGCTGAGAGGCGCCGGAGACGAGGGATTGGGAGCGCTCGTAGGTGAGTTCTCCCGTCTCGAAGAGAGGACCGGATCCCCACTTCGCGATCATGATTGCCTTGCCGATGTCGAAGTCAGTGCTCATTCGAGCGGAATAGTGACCGGTTGCTCCGGCGGCCTCTCGTACGCGTTCGTACCAGTCGGCCGCCAGAGTCGCGGCGATGTCGCCGTACATAGACGTCAGCTCGGGCAGTTGCTTGATCAGGAGTGCTAGCGCCGCCGCCGGATTCCGGGGGAGACCGGAGTAGATCTCCACAAGATCACGATTGGCGAGGAACTGGACCTTCTGTAGCTCTTGCCTATGCTGCGCTACTAGGGCTTGGCTTGTCATTTGGCTCCGCTCCCGGGTTCGCCGTGGTGCCGGCTTCCTTCGTCGGGACGCCCGCGAGCGCCTGAAGGTTGGCGCGAGCTTCCATCTTGCGAATCTCGGACGCGAGGCGCTCCTTGTCGATCTCGGAGAAGCCGAGACGGTCGAAGGTGACTTCGCTGTGAGGTGGGAGGATCGTTGCGCCGACGAGCTTCACGGCCTCGTCTGCGGCCGCCGAGCGGGTCGGAGTAGCAGCATCGCGCCACATGGCCTTCGTCTTCAGGAACTCGTCCGGGAGCTTGCCGCCGTCGCGTACGAGGAGGGCCAGTCGAGCGACCTCCATCCACGCGAGCGAGAACATGAGCTGCCGGCGCTCGGCGCGCTTGATCAACCGAGCCTCTCCGGCGCGGATCGCGTCGGCGGAGGTTGGGTTGTCGTGCGAGAAGCCGAGATAGGACTCTGGGAGCGCGGCCTCAGCCGCGACCATTTGGGCTAGGCCCTTGACTTGATCAAGGTACGGAGCCGGCGAGTTCGCGGGGAACTGACCGACCTCGGGCTTGTCGCCGTCCTCGTCCTTCGGGATGTTCCATACGCGGCCCATGACCGCTTCCCACGAACTGATCTTGTTCCCGGAGGCATCCTCGAACATAGACTCTTCGCCGCCGAGGAGGTAACGCTGTGGAGCGCTGTAGAACTCGCGGTTGACTTCCATGCCGAGAATCGTCCGGACGGCCGAGTCGGTTAGCGCTCGAATCGGCCGTGTGATCTCGGAGCGTCCGTTGTCTCGCTCCGTGCGTGCGCGGTTTGTGAGCCGAGCTACAGGGACGCGTCCGAGATTGTGCTGATCGCGGTCTTCGACCTTGCCTTCCTTGTCGACGGTAATCGTCACGTGAGGTAGGTAGAGGACGTAGCCGCCGGCCGTGCCCTCATCCTCGCCAGGGATGTAGGTGTACGCCGAGGAGATCCGGCGACGGCGGAAGTCATAGAGGGCGGTCGTCGTGAGCGGTGACTCGACCGTGACCAGAGGGTCCGCGTCGTCGTCCTCGCGTGCGCTGCCGACCTTAATGAACGAGATGCCGTACATGAGCGCGTCGAGGTGCGCGAGGCCAGATTCGACCTGGAGGTTATTCGCGTCGAAGATGTCGCCGAGGCCGTAGCTGTCCTCGACCTCCGGAGCTACCCAGCCCTCGAAGTCGAGGCGCTCTTCGAGCACGTCGACGACGATTCCGGGCCAGCCGAGCACGGTCTCGATGTAGCGCATCTTCGGAGGGACGGAGATAGCCGGCGTGCGCGGCTTCATCTTGCCCTCGTAGAAGTCCTGAGCTTCCTTGTTCGCGCTCCAGCACTTCTGAAGCTGCATTGTCAGCCGATTACCGATCGCCTGCTCGTCATCGTTCAGCCCTTGTAGGGTGATGAGCGTCGGAGCTGTAGTCACAGGACCATCACCCTTCTTTGTCGTGGCTCGGACTTCCCGAAGCCGTCTGCGATCGCGTCCGTCCGCGCCTTCCAAGCGAGCACGGCCGCATAGGCCGCGTCGATCTTCTCGGGAGAGTCCGGGTATGCCTTATAGATGAGGTAGCCGGAGCGCGTGAAGCGACGCCGAGCGTTGAGGATGTGGCGGGTGAGCGAGGCGCCGCCGTCGTGCGTCATCTCGCGGTTGCTGACGTCGTCGTGAAACTGCTTCAGCGCGGGGCCGATGTTGGCCG